ACTACCCCGCCGATCATATCTCCCTCGCAGATAATGGGACTGATGGCCTCCTGCTGGTAGTCGTCCGTCACGTCCTGGGTGATGGGAATAAAATTGGCGTCATCCTTCGAAGCGATCACCATCTCCCTCCTGCCCAGCTTCTCTTCCAGCTCGTTCATATACATCCTCCACCACGGAAAAAAGGATGTTCAACATCCATGCGAAGATACGAAGGAATATTCCGATAGGGCTGCGGACCGTCAGATTGGCGGTTGCTCCGAACAACTCTCGCGCCTTATACTCCAGTGCGTCAAGAAGCTGCGTATAGGTGGGCCGCCTAAATCCTAAAGCTGTCAGCCCCCAGCCGTATTCATCCATTAGTGTTCACCCCCATTCGGATTGTGGAGCCATCGTAAAGCACCCCGGAGAAGTCTGCGCCGATACTCCGTCCATCCACCTGTACTGCCAGTTCCTCAATTTCCCTGACATACGGCTCTTGGAAAATAGAGGCCCGTACAACATCGTCCCCTTCGTCCTGGGCCTCACTACTCGGCTTGCCGACAACACGCTCCCAGGCCGTCCCATGGCCCGTATTCAGGGGAAATTCCCCTTTCCAGGTCAGGAGATTGTTGCGGATGTTCTGCGCAATGGCTTCACCGTCATACACGCATTGCATCATACCGGCATCATCCAGCACAAGGTCCCGCGTTTCCGGGTCGAGCGCCAAGGTCATAATCTTTGCCATCAAAAATGCCCCCTTCGTCACTATCCGCCAATGAACACGTTGGGGCTTCCACCCTGTACGGTCCCGCCGATGGAAACGGCATCACCTATGCGGGCGGCAGGCTTTCCGTTGATAACTACCTTGGAACTGCCTGCACTGATATGGTCTGGATGTGAAGAATGAACCACACATCCATGCGGGGTATAGGCATCACCTAACCGGCCAGCCCCCCGCCCGTTGATAATTACATTCTGGCTGCATTCTACCAGGGGGACCGGGGGACAAGCATCATGCCCGGTGCAATTATCGCCTTGTCGTGTAGCTGCTGGCATACGCTTCGCCTCCTAATTGAGAAATACCTTGCCGCCGGTTGTGACCTTCATATTTCCGCCAAGCGTGATATTCATATCTGTCGATTTCATATCAATGGCGGTAGCAGTAAAAACAGCCGTTGTTTCGCTATTTTTGATGGTCACTTTATCTTTCGTTATGGCAACCTGGATATTACCGCCGTCCGTTGCCATGACCAGGGCCTCATCCGGCAGACCTTTCAAGATATTGCTGGCCGGTACAAAGGCCCCCACGAAAACGGCATCCTCATTGCTGTGGTTTCGCTCTGTGTTCGGCTGGCACTCCTGGCCAGAGTCCATAATGCGGTCGATGTCATGGTCCATATAGACCAAAACGCCAACATCCCCGGCCACATACCAGGGACGATGGACAAAGCCGCCGCCCCGGATAAGGGCCACGGGTACGCCAAGGACCTGGGGGGGAGTACGGTAAACGCCTCCATCCAGGACCTTGGACAGCGGTTGAACATCTACTGTCATTTTGGTGTAACGGGGTATCATCACGCTGATATTGCCGCCGGTAAAGTTCCGGGCTACACCGCGCCGCCTGCCGCCGAATAGGGCCATATCCAGCCACCTCCTTGTTGTTTTATTCCTTATCAGTCAAAGGACCAGGTATAACGCTTCGGGTCGTACATAGCCAGTGCCAGGGCATCCGCCATATCGGGGGAATGAAGGCCGCGCTTTTTCATGGCCTCCTTGCGCTCCAATTCGATTTTGCCCTTGCTGTTGACGATATACTTCCGGTTGGATAGCTGGCTGATCTGCTGGTCATCCTCCCACAGTTTCAGCCGCTTTTCAAACAGGGCCAGTCGTACAGTCCCCCACATCAAGCCGGTGCTGTTCTCATACTCGATGGGGTCATCGCCGTCATAACCAATCGTGCCGCCCTCGCCGCCGAAGTGACATTCGTACAACTCCAGCACAAACGGGGCTTCGATGCCGGCTGCCTCCCGCTCCTTGGTGATGGCCTCGACAATGGCCTCTTGCTGTTCATAGAGAATGTCGTAAACTCCCACGCCCAGGCCGTCACAGTCGATTTTCACATGGATTTCAGCCTCCAGAAATTTCCGGGCCAGTTTCTTGATGGTCTGGACAACACGGCCCGCCAATTCCGTGGTGTTGTTGTGGTGGTAGCTGTCCGGCTCTCCCTGCTGGGCCTTATCAAAGACCGGACAGACCACCGAACTATCGTCACCATACCGGGCCACGTCCACGCCGATGTCAATGCGCTGGGGCTGCTCCGGGACCTCCACCGGCCCACTGGCCCGCTCCGCCCATTCCATAGGGATGAAGCTGTCGGGTAGGCTTTTGGGAAAGTCCCCGGCCACACGGACGCGAAAAACATCGCTATCCTCCCCGAACATATCAATGATGGTTTTGATAAAGGCCGTATCCACACGGCTGCTGTCCCGTCCATCAATGTGCAGGGTTTTGAACTGTGCGCGGTTCTTGTGGTGGCTGTCAAAGAAAAACCCCGTCAGCTTTGTTGGGTTCCCGGCCATGAACAGGCGCGAACCTTCAGTAGATAGGGAGCCAAGGATAGGCTCAAAGACCTTATCCTCCACGCCGCTGGCCTCATCAATGATGTAAAGGACGTGTTCGGCATGGAAGCCCTGGAGGGCATCGGGTTTGCTGGCGGTCCGGGCCACGGCGAACCATTCTTCCTGGTAGCCGCGCATGGATACTTTTTCTTGGGTCCAGATGATGTCATGCTCCAGGACGGGGTTATTTCGCAACCACTTGGAAACCTCGGCCCACAAGATGTCATACAGCTGGTGCTTGGTCGGGGCGGTGCATGGCACCTTGGGAAAGGGCCGGGTGCATAGAAACCAGATTATCAGCCAGCTTTGGACCGCCGACTTTCCCACGCCGTGACCGCTCCGCACACTGGTCAACGGATTTTCGGCCACACTCTGGAGCATATCCTTTTGGCGGGGGTCCGGCTTTGCCCTGATTATATCCTCGACAAATTCAACCGGCCTGTCGATATAATAGGCAATGGCATTGGGGTCAAGGCTCATCTTCTCCCTGCCTCCTTCTCCACGCCTCGTTGATGGCGTCAGCAAGGCCGGACGCGCTACTGGATTCGGCGGCCTGCCTCTTAGCTTCCTGGTCCTGCTTGAATTTGAGTTCGTCCTTTCGCAACTTCAATTCCTGCTTGCGGAGTTCAAGGGTTGGGCTTTCGCCGGCGGTGTCCCTCATAAACTCGGCGGCTCTCACATCACCTTTCATAGCTTCCAGGAGGATGCTGGCGAGAAGGGCGTCCTGATACGTTACGTCATCCTCATCAAGTCCCAGCGCGGCCAGCCTCTTTTTCATCTCCTTGCCGAAGGCTCCGCTACTGATACATCCATATTGAGCAGCATTGCCGCCGCCTGTTTCATCGCCTTTTTTCGCCGCCGGGTTTTGCCGGATGCCACGCCACCCTTGCGCCCCGCCTCCCGCGCTTCCTCCACGCTTCGGAAGGGGGTCAGGTTATCCTTACCGGCCACGCTCACCACCTCTCGTCCTGGGCCTTAATTGGCGTCAAATAAAGCAGGCGTCTGGGCGATTATGAAACATTTGTGCGACAACCATGTTGGGGGCGGTCAACCTGCATGGGATGTCGCACATCGCCATATCCGTGGTGGCCGTCTCCTTCTTTTCCAGAATATCCCGGTCCAGAACATGGCCGACAATCTCATACGGCTTATGGCAGCAGTACATGACCTGCCCCCGCTCGTTCACGGCTATCTGTGCCCAGTTTGCGGTGCAGCTCTTTTCCTGCGCCCCCAGCAGGTCCCACTTGAAATTGAGAGTAACCCGGCTGTCGGTTTCCGAAAGACCACGGATAGCCGCCGCAATCCCCTGCGCCTGCGTTTTTTCGGCCTCGCCCCTATAATAACTGCCGCCGGTGCTTTCTATCGGTCTGAAAACGATGTAATCCACGGGAAGGTCGGCGTTTGCTTCATAGAACCGGGTGACATCCTCCCTGGCTCGGACAACACACTGGATGCCCAAGGTGGTGGAGGGGCTTTGCACCGCTTTCCACTCGGCATACGCCTGGATATTCCTGCGGACTTTCTCATAGGCCCGTATTCCCCGGCTGGCCTCATAACTGTCCTCATCCCATCCATCAAGGGACACTTTCAGATAGTCGGGCCGGATGAGGCGCAAAGAGTTGAAATTGGTGTTGATGCCATAGTGTAGGCCCACATCTTCCAACCATTCAGCAATGCGGGGGAAATCAGGGGCGATGGTTGGCTCTCCCCCGCCGGTGAGGATGAAGCCCTTTACCCCCAGCTGCAACAGACGGACGGCGTACCGCTCAAAGTCGAAAAGGGTCATGGCATATGCGCCCGCGTCCATCTCCCACCGCCCATAGGTGCAATAGGGGCATTTGTTGTTACAGTAGTTCGTCAGGAAAATATCGGCCGTGATGGGCCTGTGGTCCCCGGTGATCCGGTCCAGGTGGCTCAATATCTTATCCCCCGCGATGTTCGGCATCCTCGCCGCCTCCTTTCTTGTGCCGCTGGTTCAAAATCTTAGGCGCACAGCACTCCCAATCAATTTTCAAAGTTGATGGACCGGCCCCCGCGAAGGGTTCCCTTGAAGTCTGCCTGGGCCGCTTTCACATAGTGGGCAATAAACCGGCCATTTCCCAGGTCTTTGACCGGCTGCATCGGCTCCGGGGTTTTCTCAATATCGGCAATGCCCTTGGTTCGGTAGTAATCGCAAGGGCGATACTGCAAAACGTATTACAGTCCATCCCAAGAAGCCGCTCAATTTTAGCCTGGGTCAGCCGCATGGTGGTGTCCCCTTCATCCACCCAGGCCGTGGTGTCATCGTCAAAACGCTGGAGGGCAAGGGTCCCCTTCCCGCTTCTGGTACGGGTGCGGATGAAATTGTACTGCTGGCCGCACAGGGCAAAGCTGAAGGTGACGGCCCCGCTTTTGGTCCCATCCCTCACCCAGCCGCCAATATCCTCGTTCCGGCTCTGCTCAAACAGGCAATCGGCTATGGCATCCATAAACAGGGAGGATTTGCCCACACCGTTCGGCCCATTCACCATTGCCATGTGGACCGGCTCAAAGTCGAAATAGGCCCCGGTATAGCTGCGGTAGTTCTTGACCTCCACCCAAAGGGGCGTAAAAGCCCCGGTATGCTTGCTGCTCTGCCGCCCATCATCCGCCTGTCGGATAATAGGGGCGGCAAGTTCCATCAGACGGGCGGCGTCTGCGGCCGCGACCTCGTTCATCTCCAGCCAACGAGTCAAACTCTACGCCGGCCCGTCATGCTCCGTCATGGTGTCCTTGGCGCCAAGTTCCTCGATTTCCTCCGGCAAGACCTCCGCAACATGAAAGGCCCCTGCCTGGAGGATTTTCTTTTGCAGTTCCGCGCGGTTGAACGCCTTTTCCTGCTCGGACGTGCATTGATACCGGACGCGCACGATGGCATCCAGCATCGTGGGAGGGATTTCTTTCAGTTCCCCGGTCTGGATAAACTCGCCCACCATGACCGGCCCCATGCGGTAGGTGTAGTGCTGACGCTCCGGGGTCCGAATAAACTGGCTGCCGATACCGGCCTCTTTGGTGTCAAAGAAGGTGTGAAGCCAAAAGCCGTGTTCGGTCCCCTCATCGTTGAAATTAAGCTGGTTCGGGCTGCCGCAATAGTAGGCGGGGGTCTGGCTCACCAGCTTTTGCGGGTGGTGGATATGGCCGAAGCAGGCCAGATTTACGCGGGCGGCATCAATGGTGGAGGGGAGAATAACAACATCCTGCCCCGCCAGGAAGTTGCTGCCATTTTCCGCCTCGGCCCCGGCCACGGTGTAGTGTGCCACCATGATGGAGGGAGTAGCAGGGTCAAGCTGTGCGGCCAGTCCCAGGACCATATCATTGACCAGGGCGGTGGCGTTGCGGTTCTCATCCTCCTTGTCGGCTCCGGGCATGAACAGCCGCAAGCGGCCCTTGTCGAAGCCGGGAACGGCGAGGATTTGAACCGGACCGCCCTTAGTCTGGATGGTTTCAACCCCAGGGACGGTATAAATACGAAGGTTTTTCAGGTCCTCCGTGGATTGGGTCAGCACTTCAAAGGCCCTGGGGTTATCGTGGTTTTCGGTCCCGAACAGCAGGACCACCGCGCCGCTGGCGGCGCACAAGGGGCGGATGAACCTTTCCAGGGCGTCCGTCACATCCTCCAGGGCGGTGTCAGCCCACACGCGGGCGCGGTTGAACAGGTCCCCCGCGATGATCGTAATGTCCGGGGCCTCAATCTCGGCCCGATTGACGATGGCATCCATACAGCCCAAGGTATCCAGACGGCGAAGGTTCTTCCCGTCCCTGGTGGGACCGTTCAGGTCCCCCAGGTGGGTATCGCCGGTATGAAGTATCTTAATCATCACCGCTCACCCTCCTTTACAACTTTTTGGCAATCAGGGCACAGAACACGCCCAAAGTTTCGGGAACTGTACCCCGCAATGTCCTCCGGCGTCCAGACCCGCCCGCTCTGGCTTCTACCCCCGGCAATCTCCTGGCGGCATCTGGAGCAGAAAATCCCCTTCGGCTGGGGGGGAGGCGGGGGCGGTTCCTGTTCCCAGTCACCCGGCCCGCCGTACTGCCTTTCCTTGGTCCAGGTGTCCGGTGGCTCCGGCGGTTCCTCATCCCACGGGAGCGTCCCCGGCTGCTCATCCGGGTACTCCGGCACGTTCTCTACGGGGGGAGGCGGGGCGGGAAGGGTTTTCTGCTGGGCCGGGGCTGGCATCTCGAACAGCATCCCCATAGCGCCCAGGCAGTTGGCGGCGAAAGCGTCCCGCACTTCGGGGGCCTCCAGGTTAGGCACGATGCGGGCCACGACAAAGGGCTTTCGCAGGTCGTTGTAATCATATCCCCCGGACAGGCCCAGGGCCGCCCTGATAGCCCGCATAAACGCCTTGCTCTCCGCAATGGCGGTCCGGTGCGGAAGGAAGCGGGCGTACTGCTTACCCTTGTCCCCGTCCTTCATGCCAGCGGCCTCCAGCGTACAGTCGATTTCCTTGGTTGCCTTCATCATCCGAAAACCGCCGGACGGCTCCGGCACACGGATGGTAACGGTCACGGCCACATCAAGGACGTGGGGGCAGTTGCCACACGTCCGGGCCTTGCCGGTGGCCCGCGCCATCTCGATGCACCGCTGACACACTTCCGTCCGGCTGGGTTCCGTGGAAACGATGCTGATATTGGCGGCGGCAGCCAGCTTCATCCCGCCGACCTTCGTAATAGCAAACTTGCCGCTGGATTTCTCAAAGTAGATGTCCTTGCTCGGCCCCCTGTTGTTCTGGTCCTGCCGGACATCCAACTTGACCATGTTGACCGTGATGCTCTGGAGATTGGAGGCCACCTGCAAAGTAGTGACCGGCACCAGCACATTGAATTTTTCCGGGTCGTACCTGTTCAGTTCGACGATGTTCATATTGTCCATGGGTTTCCTCCATTTCAGGACTTGACACGGGGAAAGCCCCGTGGTATATTGTCGGTGAGTTAATTTCCTTTGCAGCCGCTTCCCGCGCCAACGGGGGCGGCTTTTTCTATGCCCGCAGATACGCCCAGGAGTATCATATCCGAGATGGTTTCCTCCAACTGCCGGAGAAAAACCAGGGCTTTCCCGAAGTCCTCCTTCTCGCTCTCATCAATGACGCCATCAAAAGCGATCTGCTCCAGGCGGTCCGCTACCTTCTGCGCTTCGTCAATCATCCTGCTGACGCGCAGGGTGGCAAAAGGGAGGGGGCGGTCTGTGGCAGTCCTGCCGGTCTGCCTTCCAACCGGGCAATCTGCACAATACTGATAAAGCATTTCGGGGCTTTCATACCCCTTGGCATACTGCACGACATCCGCCGGGTTAATCTGGACTTCGCCGCGCTCGTGCCGCCCTATCGTTTCAGGGGAGAATGGCACTCGCGTGGTTGCGGTCCCACGGTTCGCACATCCGGCCCGCAAACGTGCCTCGCGGAGATATGCAGGCCCGTCCTTTCTTTCGGTGACAGGCATCCTTTGTGCCTCCTTTTCTTGGTATGATAGTGCCACGTAATGGGAATTGTCGTTGGCAGCCTCCTTTCAGAATAGGGTAAGTTGTCCGC